ATCATCCTTATGAATGTATTTTCTCCGATGATGTTAAACGCTTTCACTTGAAGCACCATGAAGATAATGAATTTGTGTTATTATTTATGAAGGTTGCTATCTTACAGCAAAAAAATAAGTTTGGATACTTGTATAAGTTCAATTCTGAACGAATGGCAAATACTGGGGTGATGCTCCCTGTTGATGAATCTGGAAATCCTGATTATACTTTTATGGAACAGTATGTGAAACGGGTGAAAGAAACAATAAAATTACAATATCTGCAAGGAAAAATGGCGGTCATTGTTTGACCGCCATTTTTTTGCCACAAAATCAGAAAAACAACGGAAATATGTATACCGCCGTACACGCAGGCCGAGCATCAGCTACTTGCAGGAACATGGCCTTGATTTGAGCATCAGCTGCCAAATCAAGGCCATCAGTGAGTGGAAGCTGGATTTGATGGCGGCAAAGGTGTTTGAACATCTCACATTTGACAAAGGCAAGACCGTCAAAGAGGTATACCGGATTCTGAACCGCTGCATGGCAGAGGAAAAGACTGTGCGTATTTCCAGAAAGGCAATGCTGGAAAAGAGCATCGCTAAGCAGAGAGAGCGGCTGGACAAGTATATTGACCTGTGTGCAGACGGCATCATCACCAAACAGGAGCTTATGGAACGCCGCAAAGGCTTAGACAACCAAATCGCTGATCTGCAATCCCAGTATGAGAGCGTAGAACAGGAGGATGAACGCAGTGGAGCACTGGACATGAAGCTGATCTCGCAGAAGCTGGATGAATGGCAGCGGGCATCAAAGAACGATGTTGATCGGGAGCTTATCAACAGCTGTGTGGCGCAAATCACGCCTTTGACAAATGAAGAATTTCGCTGGGCACTCGACTTTCAGATGTCAGAGGTACGGGCGAGAAACGCCGCAGCATATACGATGGATGGCTTTGTAGAGATGGCACGCTTTTCGATTTCCTTTGAGGAGGCAAAGGCTTTTAAGGAATCCCGAAATCAGGGAATCCGCAAAAATGAATGGCAGGATCTCACGGTGGTTGTGGGAATCTGGTCGAAAACTCAGAAGTAGGAGGCTGTGTCAGCTGTGCCGGTTGTGTCAGAGATTTTCAAAATAAGTTTTTTATATCCTTATATCCTTATATCTCCACCCATAAAACACCTGAAAGATACGAAAACATAAGACTGATTCGCAAAAACACTGACACATCGGACACACTTGGTACAGGTTAGGCGTATTTGAAGCAGATATAATGATATATTATACCCTTGGATAGAAAGACCAGTAAGCAATCACATCAGCTTACTGGTCTTTGATTTTTACAGAAAAACGGAGGAAAAATCAATGGCAGAAATCTTAGAAAAAGTATTGGTGGAGGTGGTGAAAGCAGTCGGAAAAGGTGCTGCGAAAATCATTGTCTGGATGGCTCATCAGATTGAAAAGAAATAAGACAATCAAAAATTTTGGAGGTAAAGAGTATGCCCGCAAACGTTGAAACCATGTTCTCTGTCCGTGAAACCCCTTGGCATGGCCTTGGCCGTATCGTGATGGATGCCCCTGCAAGCCGCGAAGCCTTGGAACTGGCCGGTCTGGATTGGCAGGTAGAGAGCCGTAATATCTATTCCGGCACGGGTGCTATGATCCCCGGCTATCGGGCTAACGTCCGCAGCACGGATGATGCTGTTCTGGGCGTGGTATCTGACCGCTACCGCATTGTGCAGAACGAAGAAGCATTCCAGTTCACGGATGACCTGCTGGGTGAGGGTGTCACTTACGAAACTGCCGGTTCTTTGCAGGGCGGCAAAAAAATCTGGATGCTGGCAAAGCTGCCGGAGAGGTATATCATCGCCGGAGACGAAGTGACCCCATATCTTGTGTTCTTCAACAGCCACGATGGCAGTTCTGGTGTCAAGGTCGCTATGACCCCGGTTCGTGTGGTCTGCCAGAACACCCTGAATCTGGCCTTGGGTACTGCAAAGCGCATCTGGACTGCTCGCCATACCGAAAATGTTCTGCTCCGTGTGCAGGATGCCCGTGAGACCTTGCAGCTTGCCAACAACTATATGGGGGAGCTGGGAAAGGGCATCCATGAGCTGACCACCATCAAGCTGTCTGACCGCAAGGTGCAGGAGTTTATCAACGAGTTCTTCCCCATCACGGAAGACTTAACCGATGGCCAGCGGAAGAACAACCTGCGCTTGCAGGACGATTTGAAGGCCCGCTATTATAGTGCACCCGATCTGGAGTGGGTCGGAAAGAACGGCTGGCGGTTCGTAAACGCTGTTTCGGACTTTGCTACCCATGCAGACCCCATCCGTAAAACTCGCAACTACAACGAAAATCTGTTTCTGCGCACCGCAGAGGGCAATCCGATGATCGACAAAGCCTACAAGATGGTGCTGGCAGCAGCATAAAGGAGAACGTATGAACGATGTGAGCAACCGGGCTGTCCGGGAATTTTCTGAGTTCCTGAACAGCATCGAAGCCGATTTCCCGAAGCCGACTTGTACCACGGCATACGAGATCACGATGAAAAGCACCATCGTCAGTGCCTTGATTACGCTGGACACCGAAAAGCAGATGGACGAGCGTTTCTGGAACCATCTCCGAGTGCAGCGAAATATTCTGGATTTCCTGTATACCCTGTGGCTGGATGATGACCGCACTTTGGTGGATGAGTTTTCCACAATTATCAAGGACTTGGTGGAATATGATTTCTCTATTGCAGAAGAACAGATGAAAGAGAGGTTGAATATTGCATGAAAAGGATTGTATCTACATTGAATTTGACCAAAGAAGATTGGCTCCGTTACCGTAAGTGCGGTATTACCGGCACGGATGCCGGGGCTATTCTTGGCCTGAATCCCTACCGTTCTGCATTTCAGGTGTACCACGATAAAATCAGCGATACCATTGAAAATATCGACAACGAGGCCATGCGGCAGGGTCGTGACTTGGAGGATTACGTAGCACAGCGGTTCTCCGAAGAAACAGGGTTTAAGGTGCGCCGTGCAAACGCTATCTACCAGAGCGAGAAACATCCGCTGCTTCTGGCAGACTTCGACCGCCTGATCGTTGGGCAGAAAGCAGGATTGGAGTGCAAAACGGTTTCGCCCTTTTCTGCGGACAAGTGGGCTGATGGGAAAATCCCGGCTCATTATCTGGCGCAGGTTGACCATTACTTAGCCGTCAGCGGTTTCGACTGCTGGTATGTGGCGGCTCTGATTTTCGGCAGAGAGCTGGTGATCCACAAAATCGTGACGGATAAGCAAGTGCTTTCTGATCTCATTGATAAGGAAGAACTTTTCTGGACGAACCATGTTGTGCCCCAGATTCCCCCTGCACCCAACGGCTGCGATTGTGACACCCAGCAGATCAACCAGATGTATGAGGTGGACAACCGGGACAAGACCGCTGACCTGAGTGCCTTGCATGGACTTCTGGATAAGCGGCAGGAGATTTCCGACCAAATCGAGCAGATGGAACAGGAGAAAACGGCCATCGAGCAACAGGTCAAGCTGCAAATGCAGGATGCTGCCTATGGCACGGCACCGGGCTATAAGGTGTCGTGGGTATCCTCCGAAAGTAAGCGTGTGGATTCTCAGCGACTGCGGAAAGAGCAGCCGGCCATTTTCAACCAATACAGCAAAAATGTAAGCAGCCGCAGGTTTACCATCGTTCATGCGGCATAATTGTATGGCGGCAGAGAGCAGCTTCTCTGCCGCCTTTTTTCTTGGAGGTTTGATTATGGCTACAGAAAATCCGTTCGTAAAATTATTCGCTATCGACTTCAAAGATCATCTGGAAGTCAAGAAGTCCGGCAATACCGAGCTGAAATATGTAAGCTGGGCGTATGCCTGGGCAGAGGTGAAAAAACTGTATCCCGCTGCCAGCTATGAGGTCAAGAAATTCAACGGCCTACCCTATGTTTATGACCCCATAACCGGCTTCATGGTGTATACCTCGGTCACGATTGAGGGCGTTTCGCACGAAATGTGGCTGCCTGTACTGGATGGCGCAAACAAAGCCATGAAAGCTGTGCCTTATACCTACACCACCCCGAAATGGGACTACAATCCGCAGACCCGCCGCCGTGAAAAAATCGGCATGGAAGAGCGTACCGTAGAAGCAGCCTCTATGTTCGATGTGAATAAAGCTATCATGCGGTGCTTGGTGAAGAACCTTGCTATGTTTGGCCTTGGCCTGTACGTTTATGCCGGAGAGGATTTGCCGGAAGATGCTGCACCGCAGCCGGAGGCAGAACCGCAAAAGCAGCCGAAACCGAGATCCGCTAGCCCGAAGCAGGAACAGCCGCCTGTGCCCTGCATCTGTGCCCGGTGCAACCAGCCTATCAAGAGGGTCAAGCTGAAGGATGGCTCCATCATGCAGGCGGCAGAGTTTGCAGCCACCCATGAGGGAATGTGCGCTGACTGCTATAAGGCTACAAGACTAAACGTAGCATAAGGAGAAGGAGATTTTACGATGAAAGAAGAAAAAATCAAAGTCCTTGCGCTCCTGCCAATGGAGTTGCCAAAGGAGATCGAACTGGACAACACCCTTGAAGCCATGCAGAAATTTGTAGGCGGGCTGATCGAATGCATCACCTTAAGTGACACCGGTTCAGAGGTCACACTGGTCTGCAATGATGAAGGCAAGCTGCTTGGCCTGCCGCTCAATCGTCCGCTGTGGGATGGAGCCGATGTTCTTGCCGGGCCGGGATTTCTGGCCGGATGCGACAACGGAGGAAATATGACTTCTCTGCCGCAGAGCGCAATGGACTTCTACAAAGAGAAATTCAGAGCTTTTATCATTGAAATTTAAGGAGGAACGTCCTATGACCTTTGATGCAATGACCGAACACTACGAGGAGATTACAGTTTGCGGAAAGCCTGCACTGTTCACCAGCATCCGCATCAAGAGAGATACCATCCCGGACGGCCTGTACGCCTACGATGTCCGGCATGATGATGAGTGCCGGGGCATCCCTTGTGAGATTGCGCCCTTTGTGATGGTCAACCACTGGGGCACCATCATCCTTGCGGAACCGCTGGAACTGCCGGACGGTGGGCGGCGATATATTGACGAGGACACCGACTGGAACTACGCTCCGTTTGGAGGAACAGAGAAAAATCAAAAGCCATGTGTCACAGCGGAAGAATTTATAAAGACCTATGTGAAGCAGGAATAACAGAAAACTTGTGCCGGAGAGGTATTAAAAATGCCGTTCGTCATTTTAGCGTTATCAATCTGCTAAGATAAATTGCCAAATCTCGCTGTAATTGATACTTTTCTGCACCTACGGCATTTTTGATACAGAAAGAAAAAGTTATGAGTATTTATGGCTATTGCAGAATTTCCACTGCAAAACAGAGTATCGACCGCCAGATCCGCAACATCAAGGCAGAATACCCGACTGCCCACATTGTACAGGAAGCCTACACCGGCACATCCATTTTTCGCCCGGAATGGCTGAAGCTCTACCGGATTCTGAGAGCCGGAGATGTGGTAGTGTTCGATTCGGTGTCCCGGATGTCCAGAAATGCAGAAGAAGGTTTT